TTGTTGCCAAGTCGTCTATGGCCTCATTGAAAAGGTCCGTGTAAACAGTCATTAGGCAACCGCTGGTCGAGGGATACCGGCAAGTTGTTTGATTAGCGGACTAAGGCCCGTGGAAACAGGTGTGCCCATTTCTGTAAAGCCCGAAAAATCGTTTATGGCACCACGCTGACGGTATAGGGCGCCCGCATACATTGTCGTTGCCAGGGTGACATCGCTACCAGGCGAAGTTGTCAGGCTGTCCGTGTAGCCCGATTCTTGACGGCGACGGAATAGGAAGTTGGAAGCGCTCGAAGCGCATTGCGTTAAGAAACTGGATTCGTCAACGCCAGCCAATGAGATTCCAAGCCAAGTGCCGACAGCGGGACCCAATACCCAGGTGCAGGTTTCCGTGTAGGTCAATGTCCCTTGCGGGATAGCGGCGCTGCGTTCTAAATCGTCGCCTGCGTCGTAAAACAACACCTGGTTAGGTATCGCAACCTGATAATTAAACAGCAAGTCGCCTTGACTATCTACACCCGTAAACAGGTAAGGCGGTAAAGCGTAAACGTTGTGTGTGCCGTTCAAACTATGACCTAAGCCCGCCAAAGTAAATGGCAAACCTAAGTCAAGTTCAGGTTCCGTCAAAGTTTGAACAACAGCGTAATCGTCTAAACGCTGATGAAAAGTAACTTGGTATACAGCCATGGCGGTTAGGCCGCCTCTCGACTAAGCCTGGGTAATCTTTTGAATCATTGAACTGTTGGCTGCAAAAAATGCTGCGTACCCGTACACGGTCATCTGGCGTGACACCGTAGACGGCACCTCTATTGACAGCATCCCCTCATCTTGGCGATAAATTTCTGCCGCATTGCTGTTAAAAATGACCATAGTTTTTGCGGCAAAGTTGTTGTCAACGACGATTTGCAAACCAAGCGGGTTAGCGTTTTGGAAAGCGTTAATACCGCCAGCGCCGATTGCGTTTTGGGCATTTAGTCCGCCGCCTGTGTATCCAAAAATTGGTCTGTCTGTCGTATCCGTTAATTGCATCATGGCCCCCCATGTCGCGGGGTCGACAGCGATATGGGTTGGCAGGAAGTTTGTTGCAGCAACCGTTACAACGGCAGCGTCATAAATTGACTTTAAAAGGTCATCAACGGTCAAGTCCCAGACGCCAGCTGAAGTTGCAGCTGCTAACAAACTGTCGCATGCATAATTGTCAATTGCTTTTAGGTATTGGCCTGCGAGGTCTTGCATAATTACAGACATTGACGCAGGGTCACTCATAGAAATCGCTTGGTAGGACAAACTGGCGCTACCTGCAAAAGTGACTTTGGAAACGGTGTTTGCTGCAATCACAGAAGTAGTTGACGACACGGCGTCAAACTGGTTTGTCTGTTCTGCGACGGTGGGGTGTGTGGTCCAGGTCGGGCGAAAAAACGAGGTTCCCATTCCGCCGCCAGGCATAGCCCTTGTCCCAACAGCTGTCAAAAGCGGGGCAATGTAGTTAATGTTCGCAAAAACGGGTCCCAAAATTTCTTTTGGAATAATACCGGCAACATTCGTAGTGTTTGTGTCGGCAAATTCTAAGTCCGATTTGTGGTAGGCCCGATAGTCGGCCCAAACTTTGTTTGCGTTAGCGGCTTCAATTCCGCCTTTGTGCATGGCTGCCAAATATTCGGCGGCGTTTGGCAGGCGTGGTTCACGCTTTGCGCTAGCAAAAATTGGGGCGGTTGGCACGGTAACTTCGGCTTCGGTTTCCATGGGGGTTTCCTTTTCGGTTTCAGGTTCGGCTTCGGTTTCAGGTTCCGTGTCAGGTTCGGACGCTGCTACTTGCGTTATGGTAGCACCCGCGAATGCAGGCGTGGGGACAAGACTTAGTTCTACCCAATCGGCAGCCAGGACGATCATGTTGCCGTTGTCGTCAAACTTGAATTCGGTTGGGTTGACACCTACGGACACAGAATCTAGAACGCCGTCAGCTGCTAAAACTAACGCTTCGTCACCGGCACGGGTGTTGGAAACTTTCGCCGTAAAATACATGGCTTCTGGGCTATCGACCCTCTCGCTTAAAATGCCGATGGCCTGCGAAGAATCGTGGTTCATATATAGACGGGGCGCTTTGCCGTCAATGGGCAAACTGCCTGGCGCAAACTGCACGGTAGTTCCGTCGCTGACGGTAGCCATGACGTTGTAAGGGACAGCAATACCCGTGATAGTGCGTCGTTCTGCACCGTCTGGGCCTGCGGCGTCAACAGTAAAAGTAGATGAAGTGAATTTGATCATGTTGCTATTTCCTCTTGTGTGTTTTGTTGTGGCATTGGTTCATAGTCGGACATTTGGTGGACTTCAAGCATTTTTTCGGTATCCCATTTAACGTAAGTTCCCCTAGGTAGTTGTTGTGATAACGATGCACTTATTGCCGTCGCGTACATACTTAATCCAAATGTCCAAAGGTCACTTTTTGCGCTGGCTGACGTCGAATATGCGTAACTTCCCGTGGAAAGCCCCAGTAAATACGGGGGGATATTGCACAAATTAGCGATTTCACGGCTTTGGTATTCGGCAGCGTCAATCAACAACATTTTGTCCGGTGTCGCTGTCGTTTCCGTGTAGGTCAAATATTCGTTTAGTGCTGCCGTCTGGTTAGTCATACGTGCGGCGTTAAACGCTTCAGCTAGTGCGGCAAGTTCTAAAGCACTCAAGGGCTCGCCCCCGACCTGGCGAAGATATCCGGCGGGGATCGCCGACGTGCTATTGCGATTACGTGCAGCTTCCAGCTTAAGCGCTGTATCTATTGTCTGTTCACTCATAAAAATCATGCCTTGTGTTGGACTGTAAATCTGTACAACATCTGCTGGGTCTAAAGCGCCACCGTTAAAATAAATTTCTTTGCTTTTACCAAACCACACAGGGCCGTTAGCGTCAGGTGTTGTTATTGACCCTTGCGGTAAACGGGTAGCGGACGCCATATAGCCGTCCTTAGTGCGGGAAGTTATATAAAGAAAACAACGCCCAAAAAAGAATAGGTCATCAAACACCCATGGGAATAGGAAACTGTTTGGCATTTCTGGGTCAAGTTGACGCAACCAGCTTCGAGGCGCTAACGGGACTTCTTCCATTTCTTCGCCGTTCCACATTTCGCCGCACATCTTTAAATCCATAGACGCCAAAACGGACGCCATAAGGTCACGGCTGCGGGAAATAGACGCCACAGACATTGCACGGTTACGCAACGTGCCAGCCTGATAAGACCACCAGTCACCAATTAGGTTTGGGCCTGCGACCTGGCTGGAATAGTAAGCGCCACCAACAGCAGCTGCGGTAACTTCAGGTTGGGGACTAACCGCCGCTTTAGTTACTTTGCTAGTGAAAATTCCCATGTTGGTTTCCTTTAGGGGGTTGTCCCTGCCCAGCCCGACGCCAGGCAAGGACTAGCCAAACTTTAGCGCAACAGATAGTCACGGTGTCCGTGATACAGCGAACATTGGTTTGCCCACAACTTTAGGCCGTGACGATTCCGCTATAGCCCAAACCATACAGCGGGCAAGTTCAATCGGCCCAGGGCTTTTCTGCGACGACAGAACAACACCGGAACCCGTCTTTGTTAGGACGGCACGGTTGACGTGTTCTGCTAAAGCCAATTCGCCACGGTGACGGACCTTGCCCTCAACAATCATTTTTTGAATAAGGCCCGAATACTTTAAAAGTTCGCCGTACCCAATAGTTGTTGTGCGCCTTTCCAAAATTGTTGGCAAATGCAAATGCAAGGACGGTGTAATAACTAAAGCCGTCTGGGTGTCTGCCATAACACGCCCTATTTCTGCCCAACATGCGTCCTCAGTATCAACCATAAATTCCACGATCACATGCGCTTTAGATTCGTGGACAACAGATCGCACACCCACATAGCGTCCGTCTGCAAGGTCTGTGTCAACAGCTAACACGCCGCCAGCAGGCATAGGTAAGTCCGTTAACTGTTTGTCCCACAGTCCGACAGGTAGCCAAGCGCCCCTAGCGGACACCCACAAATTAAGGTGCGCACGTAAGAAGCTGTCTTTTTTAGATACGGCCCGCAACGCTTCCACGGTCACCGTTACACCCATGGCAGGGTTAGCCGCCAACCAATTTTTTTCTAGTCGAGGGTCAGCGCCAGGCGCCATGCTGTATTCCGCAAAATAGGTTTGTCCGGTAACGCCCGTGTCTATTTCGGATATGGCTGTCTCCCTCATTTGTATCATGCACACGCTGGATTCGTCGCCCGCCGTGGACCACATAGACAGCAACGGGTTTTGTCTCGCTATCTGCGACGGCCTTAAAGCTGTGTCTACAACTTCGCTAGAAATGTTCCACAATTCGTCAATAACGATCAGGTCATGCGAACCACCATGCAAGTTTGGTGTTGCTGCCCTGACTTCCCACGTTGACCCGTCAGGCATTTTGACAGACTTACGGCCCATAGCATTAGCCGCCTTAGCCCCAAATTTATCCACAAGTATCGGTGCGATAATTCCAAAGATTGCTTCAGCCCTATCCAGCTTGTTAGCAACAGATAAGACGCTTTGCGGTTTACCTCGAAGCTGTGCAAAGTCCGTAAGCCACCAACCGATCAGCGGACACAATCCGCCTTGGC